AAGCTAGTTGGCTGATGCCGAACTCCTGCGCCCAGCCCATCACCGTATTTCTTACAGGATCATCCTCTGGTATTGAGCCAAATGCGCTTGTGTCGTATTTACCATCGGCTGGTGGTTTATGCTTGCCTTGAGAGATCTGTTTGCGTAGATCGCCCCAGCTTTTTGCTATTGCTTCTAAATCAGGCTCTGCATCGTCCTTTTTCCAAAAGTTCTCAGGCCACCACTCTGGACGTTCTAGTGGTGAATTATCTTCTTCTGGTGTAGCTGCTCTATGTTCTACTGCTGTGGCTACTGGATTAGCTTGGCTTTGTGTATCTTCAGTTGCGGTTGCACCATCCAATAAGCCAGCATCACTGCTGGGTTGGTTGTCTTCCATCATTTTCCTTTGGTTTGAGAGAGCGCTTTATTCTCGCCTCTATATCACGCACCACACTATTTTGTCCTTCCCTGTAATACGCATAGGAAGAGTCGCAGTCTGGTGTGGCAACAGGCTGCTCTAGTAAAGTGGTACGCAACCACTTCATTAATTTTTGTCCGTCCTCGGTGGTCATCACCTTGGCACACAATATATCTAGGTCATCAGACATTTGTGATGCAGCACGAATGTCCGTAGGTAGTTCATCAAAATCATCCCATCCAGCCATATTTCTCCCTAGTCAGCAAACGGTGACTTACCTTCTTTTATACGCTTAGACGCATGGTCTACAGCTTTTTCTATAATGCCTTTTGGCATCTTATCCATAAATGCTTTGTCTTCTGGATCATTATTCTTTAGCCAGTTAATTTCTTTTTTAGTTAGTGTTGGTACGATCAATGGAATGTCTACTTCCTTACCATTAATACCGACACCAATACTAATCTCAGTCATCACATTACCATCAGGACGTTTGATCTCACCAAGGTATCCGCTACCTTTTTTAGATCCGTCTGGTCTATCTCCGTAATCCATTAAACCATTCCTCCACCTTGCACAGCTTTACCTACTGCTTGAGCAGCAGCCTCTGGATTAGCAGCTGCAAACTGCTGTGCCATTTGTGCTGCCTTCTGCATCTCCATTGCTCGCTCTTCTGGTGAATAGCGCAAGCTTGCAGGTACACCAAGCTTCTCAGCTATCATGTCCATTGCTTCACCTTTCTTTAAACCAAATTGTGCCTCTTGTCCAAAGCCAGAAATGATCTGTGCGTACTGCATAATATTCTGCACTTCTTCCATATTCTGCGACATAGCTAGTGGTGAAGTAGGCATCACACGCACTTCTAAACCATTTACTCGCAGTGGCATATCAATCAATCCACGATCATCCATTACCTGTAGAATTTTTTCTACTAATGGAATCATCGTCTCATTAATCAAACGACCAAACGCAGATCCAAGATTCTGTGACAATTCTTTCATACGCTCTACTACCTCAGTAGCAGATCGTGCGCTCATATTGTCTGGCGGTAATGACTCATCAAGCAGTATGCGTTTGATGTTTTGTTGCAAGTCATTGATCACCAACTGCGACACATTAAAGTCACCAGATCTTGGTAATGCTTTTAATGATTCACCCTGTGGGCCACCGTTACGAGCTACTGGAATAATCGCCCCAGCAACAATACGAATAGTCGCAGGATTAATAACACCATCATCAGCCGCAGTGTAAACACCAGAGATTGCGAGAGCAGCATTTTTTAAAAGTAACTCTTTTGTTTTGTTTAAAGTTTTAATATCTGGCAGTGCTGTGATAACTGGGCCACGACCATAGATCTCACCAGCTACTTTCATGTAACGTGATACAACCCAAGGTGAAACCTTAATTGTGCGATTTACAATTTTAGTTTTAGATTCTTTATGAATGACACAGTAAGAATAGTCACCACGCTTTTGATCAAATATAGTTGCCTCAACTAACTCTACTTCCTCAGTAGGTTTTTCTTCTACTAGTCTAGCTAATTCACCAGTAATCTCTGCATCAGACCATTGACGCTGAATTGCTTCAGCCTTAATACGCATACGTCTGTACACGTTATCGACTGCACCGTTTGCACCCTCTTCAATTGCTACTAGATACTGTGGTACTGGTACAAAGTTAATAGGATTAACATCATCACCCGACTGCACCATCATCACAGCAGTACCAACTGACAGATCAAGTAAGAACTCACCGATAGCTATATCAAAGTTTGATTGCTTGATTACAGAAAACATCTTGTCTAGGTAAACGTCTAAAGCAAGTTGTGCCTCCATCTTGCGATCTACTGGAATATCTGTACCAGCTTCAAGCTTGCACCACTTGCGCTGTGGTGGGAATATGCCGGACTGCATACGGTTAGCAAAGCGCTGCACAGAGTTGATAGCGGTAGAGTCAAATACTCGCACCATCTTTTTCTGTCCACCTACTTTACCTTCCCAATATCCATCATATAAATTTCGCTGTGGAAGAGCAAACTCGTATGCGTCTTCATACAATGCACGAAAGTCATCTTTGCGTCTTAGTGCTATTTCGTGTCGTTTAAGAATATCTTCCGCAGATAATTTTGATGTGTATTTAGTAGCCATGATTTACCTTTATTCGTACCATTCGATCTGCAAAAATGCCATGTGTGAAGTTGAGTTGACGTTAGTCAATCTAAATTGATAGCCATTATTTCTTCTTAGGCTTCATTGCGGTTTTAGCTGCTTTCTTAAATGCAGCATCAGTAGGAGCGCCCTCGGATCCGGCTTTACGCATCTTTTCACCAGATCCCTTTTCTATGCGCTCTTTCTTTTTATGAATGTTGGCATAAAGTCCAGCTTTCATTTGCTACCTTTCTGCTTAATACCAGCCTCTGACATAGCGATGGCAATAGCTTGATCCTTGGATGTGACCTTATCGCCACTCGATGATTTCAATTTGCCAGATTTATACTCACGCATAACCTTGGCAACTTTCTTTTTCATCTTATCCATATCAGCCGCCTAGCGTATCTTTCAAACCTTCTTCGCCATCCATACGCTCAGTAGACAATAACGCACGAGCGCCACCACGCTGACGAGCCTTCAAACCAGATTGCTGCTTCTCTAACATATCTCGCTTGTCTGCCTCAGTCTGCGCTCTCATTCGTGCTGTTTCTTTTTGTTGCTCTGCCATTGCAGCTGCTGCACCACCGTCACCACCACCGCCAAATAATGAACCCATGATTAAACCCTCGCTAAAATGTAAGTGTCTGCACCGTCAGGACTATATTTTTTCATTAGTCCTTCGATCTCAAAACCAAGGTACTCTGCCCAGCGTAATGCCCTCGGCTCATCGGATCTTACCGTAAGTTGTAGCCTATGCAATGAAAGTGATTGCGCTACGATATCGCTGAATGACTTAGCGACTATGGTTAGCTGCTTTGGATAGCGTCTAGCATCATCAGATATGATTGACCACATCTCACCGACACCAGTCCACAGTATGATGCAGCCAAACATTGCTACAGGTTTACCGTAAACTAGCGCAGTAACTGCGAGTCCGAGCCTAGCTTGCATCTCAAGCATATGATCCATTGACACCGCCCTAGCTGATGGCAGCTGCTCTGGTTTCATGTTCATGTAATGTAGGTGGCTGGGAACCATTGGTATGTAACACACACCAGCCTTATGAGGTAATCGCTCGTTTAGCTCGATTATGTTGATCATTCAAACGGATCAAAGTCAGAGTTAGCAATAGTCTGCACGACTATCGTATTTTGTAGGTGTTGCGGCTTGGTTAATCGTTTATGTTCACCACCACCCAGCAGCAAATAGCCGAATGCATCACCAACGTGGGAATGCTCGTTCTTATTTGGCGCATCTCGGAACCTCTCATGCCCTGCACCCACAGCAATCCGCTTGAAGTGGTAGCCACCAGCCAGCGCTTTACGCAGTAACTTGCACCGAGTGTTGACCATCAGACCAGCTTTACCCTGTATCAGTCTTTGCATCGGCATAGCAGCTGCTTCTCTACGCACCTTAAAGTCATTCGATGGGGCTGGCTGCGCTCGTAAACCCAAGGTACGCAAGTAATCAAAGCTTGTTACCTCATAAATCGCATCTCGTGCCATACCAGCTGGATCACCCCACAGCAATACCTGATAGTTCGGGTACTTTGCATTTAGTTCTGCCAGCAGTTGCTGACCAAATCGCTCCAAGCCCATGTCTTGAGTAACAATTTCATCAAGAATATTCCACCTACCATTGGCTAATCGCTGCCCAATCACTGCGGCTGGAGTCAAACCAAAGTCCAAACCTACTTGTACGGCCTGTGTTGGATCCACATCCACATCACCAGACATCATAGAATCATCATATTCCTGCCAGACTGGTCTACCTTCCTGCACATAGGTATATTGACCAGCAGCGTAGCAGCGGATCCAGTCTAAATTTTTACCTAATAGCATTTGCTGGTAATAGCCAGCAGGTAAGTTTTTAATATTTTCTGCTTTAGGGTTTAACTTCCACCACTTGCCAGCAGAGAATATATGATCATTAGCTTCTGGATTGTCTGGCAGCTTGGATGGGTCAGCCTCGACTACTCCACCTTCTTGCTTGAAGAATTTCCAAGCATACTTGCCAGTCATCTTTTCTTTTTCAGCTAGGCGATACCAGTAGTGATCATCATCCATCGGATTTGTGTCCATCCATATACCGTGCCAAGTAGCGCCACCGTCACGCTTAGTAGGATACCTACCAACCCTGTGAGTAAGACCATCAATAACGGCTTTAGGTAATTCTCTTGCTTCATTGACCCACGCTCCTGTAAGTTCTAAGGACAGTAGTTTTCTTACGTCCTTTGGTTGATCAAGTGCCAAAAATATGACTTCGCAATCCACACCAGCTGCACCATCTCTAGCTGGTAGCCTGATGTGATGGGTAATCGGTGGAGTCCAAAGTAAAGATCCAAATGTA